GTGGTGAAATGGTAGGAGAACCTTTAGAAGTGCCTTTAACAATGGAAGGTTTCGAAATATTTTGTTGGGAAAAGTACGACTTAACGATTAGTAATTACTTCGATAAGAAAGAAGAATACAAAGATTTTTATACTGTCTGTACACGCATACGCAAGGAAATCCGTGAAGACCAAATAACAGGTGGTATGGTAGGACAATATAATCCAAGCATTACACAACGTCTGAACTCACTAAAAGAGCAGATAGAACAAACTAACATAGAACAACCATTATTTCCGGATGCTGACACGAACGACTGCGATAAATAAAATACTTGCGTTAAAAAAACGAATTAAGATTATACAAGGTGGCACAAGTGCAGGAAAAACTTTCGGCATACTTCCCATACTCATAGACAAAGCAGCCAAGACAGGTGGCTTAGAAATTAGCGTAGTAGCTGAAAGCATACCGCATTTGCGTAGAGGTGCTTTAAGAGACTTTCTAAAAGTAATGAAGTGGACTAACAGGTTTGTAGACGAACGCTTTAACAAGTCACTACTAAAATACGAATTTGCAAACGGCAGCTTCATAGAATTTTTTAGTGCAGACGACAGTAGTAAGTTAAGAGGTGCAAGACGTGACATACTTTATGTGAACGAATGTAACAACGTAAACTTTGAAGCTTACAACGAACTAAGCATACGAACAAAAAAAGAAGTGTACTTAGACTTTAATCCTGCTAACGAATTTTGGGTAGAAGAAATCAAAGAAGACAAAGAAGCGGATTTTATTATTTTAACGTACAAAGACAACGAAGCGTTAGACATAGGTATAGTAGACCAAATAGAAAAGAATCGCTTAAAAGCAGAGACAAGCACATATTGGCGCAATTGGTGGAAGGTCTACGGACTTGGCGAACTTGGTATGCTTGAAGGTGTAGTCTTTAGTAATTGGAAACAGATTGACACAATACCAAAAGAAGCACGACTTGTAGGCATAGGACTTGATTTTGGTTATACAAATGATCCAACAAGCTGCATAGAAATCTACAAGCATAACGAAACACGAATACTAAACGAAATAGTCTATCAAACAGGATTGCTTAATTCAGACATATCAAAGAAGTTGCCTAAAGACGTACCTGTTTACGCAGATAGTGCAGAACCTAAAAGCATTCGTACACTACAACTTGCAGGAATCACGATAAAAGGCGTAACAAAAGGTCGTGACAGTATAAACTACGGTATTGACGTTATGCAACGTGAAGAATATTTAGTAACGTCTAATAGCACAAACCTAATTAAAGAACTTAGGTCTTATTGTTGGGATACTGACAAGACAGGAAAACGACTAAACAAACCCATAGACAACTACAATCACGCAATCGATGCGGTGCGTTATCACGAAATGGAAACGCTTGGAATGAATAAGAATTACGGAAGCTATAATGTTCTGTAAAGTACAAAAACACGAAAATTAAGTTATTACTATATGAAGTTAGACATAACACTTCCTACAAGCTTATCTGAAATACCTTTAAGTAGGTATCAAGAATTTATATCTATGAAAGATAAAAGCAACGATGAAGAATTTATTGCACAGAAAATGATACAGATATTCTGCGGTATTAAGTTAGGCGAAGTTGCTAAAATAAAGATGAAGCACTTGAACGAATTGATCGCACACTTTACAAAGGTGTTTAGTGAAAAACCTAAGTTAGTGCATAGATTTAAAATAAGAGATTTAGAGTTTGGCTTTATACCAAGATTTGATGACATAAGCTTCGGTGAATATGTAGACTTAGAGAACTATTTAAAAGATTGGAAGACGTACCACAAAGCGTTAAGCGTAATGTACAGGCCTATCAAGACAAGCTACAAAGACAAGTACGAAATAGTAGACTACGAACCAAACGAAGATATGCAAGACTTAATGAAGTATGCACCTTTAGACGTAGCTATAAGCAGCAGTTTTTTTTTGTCGAATTTAGGCGTAGAATTACTGAAAGCTACGCAGACTTATTTGAAGAAAGAACTGAAGAAGATGACGAAGGATTTAACCAATACTCAGAAAGACATCAATTCGCAAAAAATTGGGGTTGGTACACTTCTATCTATGGATTGGCTGACGGAGACCTTACAAAGTTTGACCAAGTTACAGGATATAGACTTACTAAATGTCTCACCTATCTTAGCTTCAAAAAACAAAAACACGAAATCGAAGCAAGAGAACTTAAACAACAAATGAAACGATAATGGATTATTTTAATATCATAGACAAACTTAAGACTCACTTTGACAGTGACGTTTTAGTAAACACAGTAACACAAGGAAACTTGTTTGACATTGACTTAAGCAAACAAACAATATTTCCACTTGTGCATATTATCGTTAATACTGCTACACTTGAAAGCAACGTAGTGCGCTATAACATAAGCATACTTGCAATGGATATTGTGGATATAACAAAAGACCAAGAAGAAAATAAGTTTGACGGCAACGACAACGAACTATATGTGCTTAACACGCAGCTACAAGTTTTAACACGATGCTACGAACTTTTACTAAGAGGTGACTTATGGTCTGACAAATTCCAAATAGACGGCAATCCAAGTTGTGAACCTTTTGTAGATAGATTCGAAAACAAGTTGGCAGGATGGACAATGACGACAGATATTCTTATACCTAACGGAATGACGATTTGTTAATGGCTGATTTTAAAAACATACAAGAACTATTAGACGACTTCAAAGACAACGTAGTTAGGGAAGCTAGAAAAAATGTTAAAAGTAAAGGTGCGCTTAAAAATAGCATTAAGGGTTTTGTAAAAGAATCACCTAACAGTATACAGATAAGCTTTGAAATGGAAAGCTACGGGCCTTTTGTAGATCAAGGTGTAAAAGGCAACAAGTCAAGTAACAAAGGAAACAGACAAAGCGAATCACCTTACAAGTTTGGTACGAATAGTAGTCTTATAGGAAAAGCCAAAGGAGGTATGTCAGGTATTATGACTAAGTGGGTAAAGCAAAAGGGTTTTCAATGGAAAGACAAAAAGACAGGAAGGTTTATGTCTTATAAGTCTATGGGATATATTATAGCACGAAGCATATATAGCAAAGGTCTAAAGCCAAGTTTATTTTTTACTAAGCCTTTTGAAAAGTATTTTAAGAAGTTGCCGGATGAATTGGTAGAAAAATACGGACTAGAAATAGAAAAACTAATTGACCAAATAACGAAATCAAACTTTAAGAAATGAATTTATCACGTTCACCTCACATAATTACAATAGACGTACCAAGTCAGACTTCAACACGCATTGAATTGTACATATGGAATACAGGAAGCCAACCTCCTTCACCACAGTACACACTAAGCAAAAAGATACCGTCTTCTAACAACATATCAACGTATTATAATATTTCACCGTACACGCAGGAGTATTATAACTTCACAACGTTTCAAAACATATACAACACTTACGACACGGCAATAAGTACAAATTTTGTAGTACAGTATGTAGTAGAAAAGTTTAAAACTATAGGTGGCGTAGAAACTACTGCAGGAACTGAGACAGGTGAATTTATGAATGGATACGGATATTATATGCAAGGCGCAAATCCTGTAGGTTTTACAAATGTAGGACTTGACGAAGGAACTTATTTTTATAATTATGATAGCGACCTACCAACAAGCCAAGCCAATGCAATGGCAGGAACTATTGACGTAAACTTTACAGACGTAAACGAATTTATAAGATACACAAATTTAAGAACAGGAGTAGTAACAAATATTGCTTTTTCAACACTTGGCTTAAGAACATTTCCTAGAGTACACGACAGTAATTTAGCAGACGGAAACAAAACCGAACTTATGAGGGGTGCTTCACTAAGGTGGACAGGTACTTTTAAGTCACAATGTGAACCTAAATACCAACCTGTTATAATAGACTTTGTAAATAAATACGGTTCTTGGTCTAGAATATTCTTTCAGAAAGCTAAGAAGCGAAGTATTAACGTAAAGACGGACAACTACAAAATCAATCCTGCAACAATACCATACAGTCAAACTGCACAAGGTCAAGTAAAAGAGTTTAACACTACAGGCACTGAAACAATTAAGCTAAACACAGGATGGGTAAACGACAACTACGCAGAATATTTGCAGCAGCTTCTACTAAGCGAAAAGGTTACTTTGCTTGATTACGAAACAGACACGCAATACACACCTGTAAACGTAAAAACAAAAAGCTTAGAAAAGCAGACAGGTCTAAATAACGGAATGATGAACTATAGCTTAGACTTTGAATTTGCTTTTGATATGATAAACAACGTAGTATAATGAGAACAGTACAAGTTTACATAGAAGGGCAACGCTTAGACTTATTTGATGACGAACAAATAAACGTAACAAGCACACAACAAAACGTTCAAGACATAAGCAAAGTATTTACAGACTTTAGTCAATCGTTTAGTGTTCCTGCTTCAGTAAAGAACAACGAAATCTTTCACCACTTTTACGAAAACGACATAGGAGACTTTAACGACGTAAACACGTTATTTGATTTTAACATACGCAGAAACGCAAATATAGAAATAGACTACACACCTTTTAGAACAGGTAAAATAAGCTTAGAAAAAGCAGAAGTAAAAAACAACCAAGCTTATAGCTATCAAATTACTTTTTACGGTGATGTTGTTAGTCTTAAAGATAAGTTTAGTAATGACAAACTTGTAGATTTGACATACTTAAATTTATTGTCACATACTTACAATGCAACTGAAATAAAAAACAGAATTATAGACGGTGCAACAGATTACAAAGTAAGATACCCACTTATTTTTAGTAGAGACATAACCTATGGTGGTGGCGGTAGCACAGATATAAACCCAAGCACAGGAACAGGTGCAGTTAAGTTTGACGAACTATTCCCTGCGATACAATTAAGTCAAATGATAGCAGCTATTGGCACAAAGTATAGTATAGCTTTTACAGGTACTTTTTTAAGTACAAAAAGATTTAAAAACGCATATTTGTTCTGTCAAAACGCAGACACTTTTACCTTTTTGACTGCTGCAGAAATCTTAAACATAACTGCAATAAATTACGCAACAGGTGAAAACACGAATCCTGCAAGTACATATTTTAGTATAGCAAACGACACTTTAACTTATGGTCACGAATCACCTGCAAGTATGTTTCCAAGTACAACGGCAACTACTTTACCTATTATAAGCATAAAGCACAATGTAAGCATAAATGTAACTAACACAAGTAACACGAACACATACTACATTGATGTTTTTTTAAATAATCAACTTGTACAAACGTTAGAAGGTTCAAGCACAGGAACTATACCTGTAACAACAGACCTAAATAATGAAATACTAAATAAACAATATAGATTTGAGGTTAGAGCCACCGGTGCAGTTAATATAGACTTTACAATACAATATAATCAAGAATGTGTTGTAGACGTAGGTATAGGTGTACCTGCTTCTATTTTTAACATATATACGGCATCTGCTAATAACATTGCTTTAGTATCAGATATAAGCGTAGTAAATTATTTACCGGATATGACGGTAGAAAACTTTTTTAAAGGCATCTTAAAAATGTTTAATTTAACTTGCTATGCAACTGCTACAGATATTTATCAACTTGAACCTTTAGACGATTGGTTTGCAAAAGGTGCAGTAGTAGACATTACTAAATACACGGACATAAAAAGCATAAACATAGATAGAGTAAAGCTTTATAAAAACATAGAGTTTAAATACTTAGAAAGCGAAAGTGGAACAAACACAATATTTAGAAATCTTACAAGTAGAAGCTACGGAAACACAAGCGTAAGTTTTGACTACGACGGTGGTGACTTTAAGGTAGAACTACCTTTTGAAAACTTAATGATGCAGAAGTTTGTCGGTACTAATTTACAAATAGGAGAAACACTAAATGCAGACGGTAACAAGTACACCCCTAAGCCTATTATATTATATCAATACGACAATCTTACAACGTCTTTTGAATTTACAGACAATACTACACCCGAAACGTTAACATCTTACGCACCTTTCGGTCAAGACTTGCTAGACACAAACATAAACTACACGCTAAATTTTAACGAAGATATAAGCACGTTGTTAGATGCTACAATACCTAACACTTTGTTTAGTGTTTACTACTCACCATACTTAAGCAACTTGTTTAATCTTAAGAATAGAGAAACTAAGGTAAAAACGAACCTACCTATTAGCTTACTGACAAGCTTAGAACTAAACGACAGACTTATAATTAGAGACAAACGTTATATGATAAATGATATGAAGTCTAACTTAACAACAGGACAAGTAGATTTTACTTTGTTAAATGACTTTAGTGATGTTATAAGTGGTGGCACGGACGTACCGGTAGAACCTTTGCAACCGTCTGACGGTGCGCAATGCTTAGACGTTAGAATATTATTTCCAAACGGTGCAGTAAGCGCAACAGTAACAACAACAGATGCAGGTGTAACTATAACGCCAAGCACCTTAACAACAGACGGCACTGTTAATGTTTGTATTCCTGCTAACACAGACTTGCTTAAATTGATCGTAACAGAAGACGATGCAAACAACATAAACACGGAAGACTTTATACGTCTAAGAACAGAACAAGGTAACGTAGCTATCTACACTTTGTTAGTGACTTACACTTTCGCAGATGGTAGTACTGCATCAAACCAAATATTTATTCAACAACAACCGTAATGCTAAAGAACATAATAGACTTACTACAACTAGACGACTTCATAGAAGAAAGCTACAACATACAAGTAGCTAAAGGACTTTACGCTATGCCAAAAGGATTTAAGGAAGGATGGAAACAAATTAAAAGAGAACAACATTTAAAAAAACTAAGCAATGGCAGTAAATAAAACAATAGAAATAAATGTTAAAAACAACTTTAAAAGCACTGAAAAAGATTTAGACGGTGTAAACAAGGAGTTAAAAGAAACAAGTGCAGCAACTAATACGGTAGCGGCAAGTG